CAGGGATTGGAATACCCCGTAGCGGTGGCGATTGATGAGTTTATTAGGGGCTGTAAGGCTGATGGGATCTGGAGCGCTATCAAGGCGAGTTGCATCATGGCCGGCGCCCGCACGCTGGCTGGTGCGCTGGTGCCGCTGGTGGGGCCTGCGCCGACGAATTTCAATTTTGTGGCGGGGGATTACAACCGCAAGACGGGGCTGGTGGGGAATGGAAGCACGAAGTATCTGGACAGCGGCAGGAATAACAATGCTGATCCGCAGAACAGCAAGCATTTAAGCGTTTACGGAAATGCGTTCACCTCTGGCGGCTTGATTGGGTCAAGCCCGTCAGCCACAGCGGCTTCTTTTATTCTTGCACAGTTTCAAAACTATCGAGTCAACACTGGGAATAGTGTGTCGGCTTCCCCTAACTATCCTAGTGCTGGATTTATAGGTATTTCCCGAAACTCATCTACTTTATCCAGCAGAAGATACTCCGGGGTGACTTATGTTGACTCTAGCGATTCTTCTGTCCCTTCAAATGCAACCATTGATGTTTTTAGAGCTGCGACCAATGCTGCACCTCCTACCAACGCCCGCCTAGCCTTCTACAGCATAGGCGAATCCCTCAACCTCGCCCTACTCGATGCCCGCATCACCACCCTAATCAACAGATTCGCAGTCGTAATACCATGAGCCCAATTTACACTCCAGGAAAGTTAATACTTCGCCAGACGTATATTGGCCTGGACGACCCTGACGCTGCGGCATACATCACAGCGGTCGAGACCGCCGATGGCCAGGCACTGGAAACCGCAGTGCGCGATGCGATCAATGCGTTTGTGGTGGGCTGCAAAGCTGATGGTATCTGGAACGCGATCAAAGCCTGCTGCATCATGGCCGGCGCCCGCACACTGGCCGGTGCGTTGGTGCCGCTGGTGGGGGCGGCGCCGACACGGTTTGGCACGGCTGGCGGGTGGAATTACAACCGAAAGACGGGGTTACAGGCGAATGGGACCAATAACTATTTAGATAGCAATAGGAGTAATAGCGCTGACCCACAAAATAGCAAGCATGTCGCAGTATTCACCTCCGAACCGGAAACACGCAATGCCACTAGAGCTGCGATTGCCTCGCGAAGCCCCAGCGGAGCCGTTGGATCAACGCATATTCTAACAACCGCCAGCGTAGTGGTTGCGCGCATAAACACCTCAGGCACGTCAAGTACGGCAAACGCTACACCATTTACAGGGCTATTTGGTGGGTCTAGATCTAGCGACACTCAATGCACTGTAAGGTTTAGCGGAGCAAGTACAACGATCAACGAAAGCAGCTCCGCCCCGGCAGCGGTTCCTATTGATGTTTTCTCTAGGAACGGCGGCGATTTCTCCAACGCCCGCTTCGCCTTCTACTCCATCGGCGAATCCCTGAACCTCGCCCTGCTGGATGCCCGCATCACCACCCTAATCAACACGTTCGGAGCTGCTATCCCATGACCCATGTAATGAGCTATAGCAAGCCAACCCCATTTTCCACTGCCTCTAACACTGCTGCGGAGGTAACACCATGAGTTGGCTTATTACTGCCAAGCAGTACATTCCCGCCGTAATTGGCGAGCCATTCGGTGGCGGCTTCTTCGCTGGCTATATCAGCCACACTGCAAACGGCAACCCCACCCATGCGCTGATCGTTGCGCCGAGGGCGACCGGGGCAGTCAACTCATTATCCGTTGCTTGGAAAACGACCGCCACGGCAACTGCCAACACGGGCAGCATGTTTGATGGTGCCGCCAACACCGCTGCGATGGTAGCGGCAGGGATAGCAAATCATCCCGCTGCTCAATTCTGTGTCAACTTAAGCATAGCGGGTTTTACTGATTGGTATTTGCCAAGCGCGCTAGAGCTTGACATTGCCTACTTCAACCTAAAGCCCACAACGGGCAGCAATGTAATCACTAGCACGTCAGGGATCAATGCTTATTCCGTGCCAAGGCGCAATAGCGTCTGGACGGCTGGGTCTCCAGCGCAAACAACAGTGGCACTGTTTGCAGGCGGCACAGAAGCGTTTACCCTGGATTCCTGGTCTTCTACCGAGTCGTCGGCAGCTAACTCATATGACTGGCGGCCAAACAATGGCGAGCTAAGGCCGAACATATCCAAAACTTTTAACCGTAACGTCCGCGCCTTCCGCCGCATCGCCCTCTAACCCCCCGATAGTGTCCTGACCTCGATGACCACCCTCCTTCAAATCCTCGAACGGATCAGGACCCCATGCCCTACCTGATCCGCTTCACCGCCGCCGTTGCACTGGTGGCCGGCCTGTTGACCTGGCTGCTGAGTGCCGTCCCCCTACCAGTGGCGCTGGGCGTCGCGGTCGTCTGCGGCTGGGTGGTGTTTGACCTGGTGCAGCCGTAGGGGGCTGAGCTACAGCCCTGCGGCCATACTCATGAATATGGCGCTGGTTGAAATGCCTGAATTATAAACGACAGGACCCTAAGGGGCCTTTTTAATGTCTATTTTTTCTAAATAGGTTTATACCCTAAATGAAATCATGGCTGCATTCAAAATAGTACAAGAAGTGAATTCACTTATTTTACCCCTGAGCGGTGTACAAACTAGTAATCCCATTTCTCTAAAAAGTGGATATTTAAGAATCAGGGCCGAATCTGATTGTTATCTTGAAGTTGGATATACACCAGTCGGTATTAATACAATATCTAGTCTTTGGATTGATAGGGCCGAAACCTTAGTCCTTAAAGAAAACATAGCATCACAAAGAGTGGTAGGTGTTATTACTGGAACTAATACACTAATCGACTTTCCACAAGGAACTGGTTCTCCAGTAGAGGTCAATGATTATGTGAGCCTTTCTGGGATTCAACCAGTTGGAATTAATACTAATTATGCAAGAGTATCAAATATTTATACATCATCCGGTGTTGGTGGTTATTATTCTACTCGTATTGCATTGGACTGGAATACATCTTCTGTCACTGGAGTCATAACGGCTACTGATTCTGCAGAAATTAGGAAAGCCGTTAAGGTATCGGCTCTTGATGGTGGTTTTGGCCCCAACAAAGTTCATATTACAGAAATTCAAATCGCATCAGAGGCATAAAAATGAAACTAATCATCGAAGAAGCAGAATCAGTAAAATACATTACCGAAGAAATTAACGGTAAAAAGGCTCTTTGTATTGAAGGAAATTTTCTTATGGCCAATGAGCCAAATAGAAATAATCGAGTATATCCAATGAAAATTCTTAGAGATGCAGTGAATACCTATACTAAGAATTTTATTGAATCAAAAAGATCTCTAGGTGAACTTAATCATAATTCCATTCCAGGAGTAGATCTAACAAAAGTATCTCATATGATTACCTCTCTTAAAGAGAATGGTAATTATTTTTATGGTAAGGCCCGAATTCTAAACACCCCAATGGGTAAAATTGCCCAGGGTCTGATTGATGAGGGGGTAGTTCTTGGAGTCAGTTCACGGGCTCTGGGTAGTGTTAAACAAACTAACGAAGGATATTCCGTAGTTGGTCCGGATCTTGTTATTAATTGTGTGGACATTGTTCATGATCCTTCTGTTGGTGCTGCCGCATTTGTCAATGGCATTTATGAAGGAAAAGAATGGATTTATGACTCCGCAAAGCAAGAATATGTCGCAATGAATATTAAAAACAAGATTGAACGTGACGTAGTAAGCAAAAGATTGAGTGAAGAGCGTATGATTATGCATTTTGAGAACTACTTGAACATGCTCTGATGCTAAATAACTCTATTAAAGTGTCAACTTTTCTAAATAATAATAGATTAAATACAACTGTTAAGGAGACTTTTTAAATGGCTCGCAAGCAACAACTAGATGAAATGGAAGCAAAGAATCCCCAGTCTAAGACTGCGGTGAATGCAAATGCCAAGCCAGGCGATCCAATGCCCAAACTCACCACTGGTATTCCTGATGGTCAAACAGGCAGCTGGGAAGATCTTGGTGGCCCAACTCCAGAAAATGCCAAGCCTGATGACGACAGCGCAAAACTCAAGGATCCCGCTTCAAACATTAAGCGAGTTGCCGAGATTATTCGCGGTCGTAAAGGTTCACAAGAAGGTGATGTGGCAATGTCAAAAATGTCTCTTCCTGAAGAGGATGAGCATGATGAAGAGGATCTCGTAACTGAGGAATCATGCGAAGATGATGAAGAAAAAGATGAAGATGAAGAAAAGCATGATAAGAAAAAGAAAAAAGAAGATGACGAAGATGAAGATGAAATGAAAGAAGACTTCGACATTGATAAAGATGTCGAGGCTCTTGTAGGTGGCGAAGATCTTTCCGAAGAATTCAAAGAAAAGGCCAAGACCATCTTTGAAGCCGCACTTCGTTCTAAAGTCTCCGAGATCAAAGAATCTCTAGAAGAGAGCTATACCCAGGCTCTTCAAGAAGAAGTTCAGGCTATTGCCGAAGAACTACAGGAACGTGCTGATTCCTACCTAGAATATGTTGCAGACGAGTGGATGCATGAGAATCAGCTAGTAATCACTCGCGGAATCAAGGAAGAACTCACCGAGTCATTCCTTGTCAATCTCAAGAATCTTTTTGAGCAACATTATGTGTCCATGCCTGATGAGAAATATGATGTTCTTGAGAACATGGTGACTAAACTAGATGAAATGGAAGATAAACTCAACGAGCAAATTGAGAAAAATATTCAACTTAGCAAGCGTCTCTGTGAGGCTGTTGCTGATGGAATCTTTGATGATGTTGCTGAGGGCCTAGCCGAAACTCAGAAAGAAAAGCTCGCTTCACTTGCCGAAAGTGTTGAGTTTGAAGGTGAAGATCTTTATCGTGAAAAACTAGAGACTCTACGGGAATCTTATTTCCCCGCGAATTATGTCTCTCCAATCGCTCACTCTGAAGTACTAACCGAAGATACCGAATTTGTTGCACCTGAGTCTTACTCAAATTCAATGGATCGTTATCTCAGAATGGCTTCAATGATAGCTAAAAATTGATTTCAATATTTAAATCAAACCCAAACTTTTAAACTCTAAAGAGGTAAACGCAAAATGCTTCAACTTAACGAAAGCCAATTGCAGGAAAAGTGGGCTCCGCTTCTGAACTTTGACGGCCTTGATCCCATCAAGGATGCTCATCGCAGAAAGATCACCGCTATCCTGCTAGAAAACGCCGAACATGATCTTCGGGAAACCAATTCTTTCAACAATGGACTTCTTCTAGAAAGTCCTACTATTGCTAATGCCCCTGGTGCATCTGGTGGTTTTAGCGGCTCAGCCGATGCTGCTGGTCCAGTAGCCGGTTTTGACCCAATTCTAATCAGCATGATTCGTCGTGCTATGCCTAATCTTGTGGCCTATGATCTGGCTGGTGTACAGCCCATGACTGGCCCTACTGGTCTAATCTTCGCCATGCGCTCTCGCTATGAAGGCCAAAGTGGTGATGAGACCTTCTTCGATGAAGTAGACACCTCATTCTCTGCTCAAAACAGTGGTCGTAGCCTGACTGCCGGTATCACCTCTGCCATCTCTGGTATGGGTACTACTGCTGGTCAACTTGGCACCAATCCTGGTCTACTTAACCCAACCGGTTCAGCCAATCAGGCTGCATATAACCTAGGTCAGGGTATGGTAACCGGTGATGCTGAGAATCTTGGCAATGGTGATAATAATCAGTTCAACGAAATGAGCTTCTCGATTGAGAAAGTTCTTGTTGAGGCTAAGAGCCGCGCTCTCCGGGCTCAGTACACTCTAGAAATGGCCCAGGATCTCAAGGCGATTCATGGTCTTTCTGCCGAAGCCGAGCTGGCTAACATTCTGTCTACCGAAATTCTTGCCGAAATTAACCGCGAGGTTATTCGTACCATTTATAAGGTAGCCGAACAAGGTGCAGCCGTAAACACTTCTACTCCTGGTATTTTTGACCTTGATATTGACTCCAACGGTCGTTGGTCAGTTGAGAAGTTTAAGGGTCTAATCTTCCAGATTGAGCGTGATGCAAACGCTATCGCCCAGCGTACTCGTAGAGGGAAGGGTAACGTAATCATGTGCTCTGCTGACGTAGCCTCCGCGCTAACCATGGCTGGTGTACTTGATTATACTCCTGCTCTAAATGCTAACCTAAACGTAGACGATACTGGCAATACTTTTGCTGGCGTTCTTATGGGTAAGTACCGTGTATACATTGATCCTTATTCTGCCAACGTAAGTGCTAATCAGTATTATGTTGTTGGTTACAAGGGTTCTTCACCTTATGATGCGGGGATTTTCTATGCTCCATATTTGCCACTGCAAATGGTTCGTGCTGTAGATCCTAAGACTTTCCAGCCTGCTATCGGATTTAAGACTCGTTATGGCATGGTCGCAAACCCCTTCGCTGAGGGCTTGGATCAAGGCCTGGGCCGTCTGAAAATCAATAGCAACCGCTATTATCGTAGAGTTTCCATCCGAAACTTATCTTAATATCTAAAACCTTAGCTAAAACTAGCCAATATAAAGAGGTGGGAAACCACCTCTTTTTCATTTGTAATAAAATTATGACTAAAGTTTTTACAAAAGAAACGAGCAGAAGAAGCAAGCAGTAAATGTTGGCTTATTATTGCTCCAGATGGAACTGAAGAAATTATTGTAAATCTTTCAAAGTATTGTAGAGAA